CATTGTCTTTCTTACCAGCACGTGATAGGTATTTGACCGCATTACCCAAATAAAAATCTTTATCTAAACCCCAAGCATCAATGACTTTGATAGCTTCATATGGATTATCTTCACCACCATAGTGTGATGGGTGATTAACCATTTCTTTTTGTTCTGACATAATATTCTTTTCCATATTTACTTTCTTCAAGTATACCCTCACTTACAAGTTTTTCAATTCGTTTTCTTGTTTCGTCGATTCCAACTCGTAGGATATAATCACAAATGTAATTGATATGAACTGGTTTTTCAAGTTTTCTTAACAGAACTTCATACGGGTCTATATTGTTTCTCATACTCTTTAAATTTTTTGGCAACGTCGTTATTTGTGAAAATGATTGAATCGGCTTTGAGATAATGATTAATAATAGTTAAATCTTTTTCTAAACTTTTGATTTGTTCTTCTCCTATTATTTTTTTGTTGAATCCCATATAACAAATATATTAATCTTTTTTTAGATTTACAATTGTTTTTTTCTGAACTATGTAACTTAATACCTTTCTTTTAAAGATTGGTAGGAGTGTATTTTCAAATGGTAGGTCGTTGGAAGACATTAATTCAAAGATGGGTAAACTTATATCTTGTGTTAATTCATTTAATATTGTTCTAATTACCTTTTTACTTTCCCCATCAAATATCAACTGAACCGCAAATTTACTGTCGTGTTTAACCGTATCAATACCACCAGTTGTATACTTCCAAATCCTTTTGTTGTTCCCGTTAAGTGTGAAGAAGTAACCTCTTTCTAAATCCTGTTTCTTATTTTCGTTGGTGTGTTTGATTGAAACCGAGTCGTATGTTAATGTCCAAAGAGCTTTGATGACATTGAAATATTCAAAAAACTTTGGTCCGGCATATTTTAATACCTTATTTAATTCTTCCAACTCATCATCATTTAATTTTGGGATGGGTGTGAATTTAAGTTCATTGATTAGTATTTCATCATCAATAACTTCAAACTTCTTATTAACAACGATGTATTTGAATTCCGAAGACATCACTTGTAGATTAGCCAAGTGTAATGACATTTCACTAAATAATGGATATAACTCAAACTTCTCAATCTTATCGTCACAGAACTTTAAAAAGTCCATCAACATATAATATTTGTGTTCGTAGTCAATTGGTTCTGTTAATAACCAGTCGGTTGTTAATCTGAAATGATTATTTTTTTTCGTTCTTCTTTTTCTTGATTTGGTTTCCATTTTACCCTTCTATTTGTAAAATGTAATATGTTTCATCATTAAATTCAATAGTATCGTAATCACCATCGTAAGAGTTCAGTGTGTGACCAATACCGTCAGTTTGAATTAACCCTTCTTTAAATCCTTTTATATCTATAAAGTTTTCAATATTCAAACCATATTCTTCAATTACGTTCGCAGGGTCATCAACCAAATCATTAATTAAATCTTCAACCTTTTCCTCAATTAAATTTTCAGGGACAGTTTTATCACTATCTCTTAACTCATCAAGTTCTTCATTTAATTCATCTTTTTTTTCTTGGTCTATTTCAGAATCTTCTAAAAACAATTCAATTTCATCAATCCTTTCTTGAACTGCCGGGTCGGAATATTCAAAATCTTCCTCGTCAAAAAAGTCTTCAAGGTTTTCTCTAACATTATTTTCTTCATCGTCTCTAAAAGTTTCCTTAAGTTCTTCAATATCAATATAATCTTCAACAAAACTAGAATTAAAACCTTTTATTCCGATATCATCAATCAATTCATCAATTCTTTCATATGCCGACATGTGGGTTCTATAATTATCACCAACCGCCCATCTTTCTTTTGATTCTTCTAATTCGTCAGTTAACAAATAAAAAGTTCTCATACTATAATATTTGTAATCATAAACCAAATTATATAAGTCAATTCTTTTTTCAAGTTCTTCAATTTCTTCTTCAACCGCTTCTAAATCCATCAGATTTTCATTATCTTCTGTTTCTTTCTCAATTTCCTCCATTCTTTCTTTTGCAGTATAAAGTTCCTGTAACCTTGCATCATGATTAGGTTCTTTAGCCTCATAAAGACCAAAAGATGAAGTCAGATACTCAAATAAAACATTTGCCAAAATCGCAATCTCACTAGTCGCAGTTTCTAAATTCCATTCGTCCTCTTGTCGTAAATCGTTTTGTTTGGCTAATTCAATCTGTCTTTGTTTTTTGATTTGAATTTTTTCATACGGTGTTCCATATGTTGAAATATTATTGTATATAAGACCCTCAAGAGAGTTAATTTGAGTGTATGATAAATCTAAACCACCATTAACTGTGATATTTGTAATGTTATTAGCATCCGTATTTCTCAAACTTAAGTCACCATCAATAACAATTCGTTTACCTCTGAATTGTTTCATATTTTGAACCAATTTACCGTTATAGTTAGTAAACTTTAATAAGTCAATATATTGCTCAGGTGTTATAACAACACTCTCTTGTCCTTCTTCCTCAACCAACATCTGAACAACCTTTTGTATTTGTGATATATCTATATTAACTCTCATGATAAAAATTATATTAATAAATATTAAAATAACTATATTATTTACTATTAAATCACATGTGGTAAATATTTATAATAAAATACCAACAATATGGGATGTGGATGTAAAAAACAAAGTGCGTCACCTGAACAGGTGAAAAAGTTAAGAACTGAGAGTATCAGAACAGCAATTCAAAGTACTATTGATAAGTACTACAACAAAAACAAGAAAAAGTAATAAACCTCTAATAAATTAAAAACAATGAAGAACAACAACGGTGGTGGTTGCGGATGTGGAAAATAATCTTTCCCGCAACATAAGAAAACTAAAAGGGGAATTTTTCCCCTTTTTTTATATTTATCATTATGGAATTTAAAATTTTCAAAAACTTAAACGAAGAAGAGGAAAAACCCGTACTAACAGCTTTCCAAAATAAGTTAGTAAAACTTATTACTCTATTCCAAAACGGAGATGTTACTGAAGAGGATATTGAAAACACCATAGGTGGTTTTGATAAATTTTTTGAGTTAATAATTAAAAATAATTTAACACATTACATTGACCCTTTTAATAATGACTGGTCGGATTATCAAAATAAAATAATTTATCAGTTAATACAAAAAGACCCAAATTACATCTATAAGATGATGGAAATGGAATTTTCAGATATAACTGAAATTGATGGGAAATATTATGTTGATTTAGAAGATTCTGGTGAACTGGCACAATTCTTTAGTAGTGGTAGAAACGATATTAGTGAAGATAGAATTGCCGAAATATTAAATGGGGATTATGATGGTTATTTATATGATGACGTAACAGGTGATGAGTTCAAAGATATTTATGAAGAACTAGAACCAAAATACCAAGAAGAAATTAGAGGTTATATCAAAGAAGATTTACTTAAAATTGGTAATTTATCTATCGAACATCTAACTCCTGAATTAATAGAAGATTTAGCAATAGAACAAGGTGATGAGTCGAATTTAAAATTAAATGAAGAGATAATCACTAAACTTTTACAAGATAATGATTGTGTTGAATACTTTATAATGAACTTAGGATTAGATATAAGAAGTGAATTATATTCATTATACTCAAATTGTTATGGGTCGGTTTATGCTAACGAATTGTATGACTCACTTATAGGACAATTAGTCGGTGAGGTTATTGATAGTAAAAAATCAGAAGAGTATAAATACAAAAAACACGACTACAATAAAAGTACATCAACAGAAAGATGGGGTGTAAGATATGAAGTTACAAAAACTGCTCATAATAATATTAAACTTTGGTTTGAAAGTAACGTAAATAACCCATATGAAAATTTAAATTATTACGGAGGTTACATCAACCTACTTAAAAGTTTATTTGAAAATGGTGATTTAAATTGGTTGAGTTCTGGAAGAGTTCCTGACTACCCCGATTTAGGTGACGTTAAAAAATGTCTTAATATTGAATTTAATAGTTATTTCTAATAACACAAAAAATTATTTACACTTTAACCTTTAAAATTTTAGTTCTAAAATTGGACATGGAAAAAGAGAGTTGTATTTTAAATCAAGAATTTGTTAATAAGTTTGCAGATTTCTTATGTCAAGAAATAAGTGATAATAACACTTATAAAACAAAACTATCAGTTGTTGATTGTAATAGTTTATTTATTATCAAAGGTTATACAAAGAATCCAAAAATATATGGATGTTACAATCTGACAGATAAGTTCATAGAACAAGAACAAAATAACTATTCTGATTTAACAGCTCTTAATCTTAAAACATTGGACATCATAGATTATGATACCAAAGACACAAACTTTGAGGATACAAAATTCGTATTTGAATATCCTGAAACTTTCACAACAAACAATCTATCATCAATAACCATACAATCAACATTCCCTCACGGTTATTCTAAAAACTATTTAGGTAATCTTTATTCTTACCTTTATAAAATCTCGGAGAAATCACAACCGTACTTTAAGTTCAGAAACATTAAATTGGAATTTGAAAGTAATGAAGGTAACCTGAAATTCACAAAGGTAAAATCAGATAGTTACTATAGTTCAGAACTTCTCCTATCGATATTAAACGACAACTTTGAAGGTAAGGTATCAGATGACTACCAACTACCGTCCAAATTGTTCCTGAACGTTATTTAAACACGTTTAGAATAACCAACGATTTGGTAGAAGTCTCTATCACCATCAATATACCCCTTAACCATCACCAATAGGTTTCTAAACATGAACGCATCTGGTGTTTGTTTTTCACACTTGGAGAACAACTCAACAAAAGAAATTAAAACTTCAACAGAATAATAACCACATCCTTGTAACTCAAGATACTTTGATGTGAGTTTATTAACATACTGTAACTTGTAGGTATCCCTTGATGTCTCACAATTAAATGGTTCGGTCTCATCATAGATTTTTATCAGGTCATCAATAAAACCCTTAATAACATTCGGAGCACATTGTTTCTTAGCAATCAAATCAACAATCCAATGTGTATGTGATGGTGTCCGTAATCTCTTACCTTCCTCCTTATGTTTTACTATGAAATCCAAATCAGGACGAGCCCCTCTTCCACCTTGATAGATAGCAATCTTTGATGTTGGGTCAACTTGCCAAAATGTCAAAGGGGTATGAACTACCCCTTTCTTTTTAAATGTTAGTTCCTTCATGGAACAAAACTACAAAATATTTTTTATAATTCCAACAGCTTCGTTTATATCTTGGAAATCTCTGTCGGGAGCGAATAACTTAGCATCTTCTGTTACAGTATCCACAATCATAAATGCCGGAACAAAATCATTACCAGTGACTTCAACAAAAAGGTTATACTCCTCTTCGTATTTTTCAATGTCTCGTTCCTTAAACTTAATCTTATTTTCTTTAAGTTGTTTTTTAAACTCCGTACACCAATGACAACCTTTCATTGTATATGCAACCAATAAATTAGCCATTAGTTCTCAATGTGTTCAGTGATTAATGATGATACCATATCAGCAGGTTTTAAACCAACCATCGTGTGAGTATCAACACCTTCTTTATAGAATTTTAAAACTGGTACATTTCTAACACCCAAACTCTTTGAGAAATTAATATCACTCTCAACATCAAACTCATAGATTGACACATCAGTTGTGATTTTCTTTAATTCTTCTGTTAATTGTTTACAGGGACCACACCATGTGGCATACATCTTTAATATAAAATCTTCCCCGTTGTTAATTTTTTCCTGTATCTGACTACTTGTTAATTGTTCCATACTTTTAAATATTTTTACTTTCCTTTTTTTGTTTCAAAAGTTGAGTTAAGAAGAACTTAACCTCACTCAACTTGTCAGCGTTATAATATAATTTTACTTTATACTCAACCCCATCTGCTTTAGATAAATAAATAAAACTACCGTTGGGTAGTTTACATATTAAATCGGAGTAAACCTCACCATCACTATACATGATTGAGTTGATAAAAACTTTTTCTATGTTATCTCTTTTCAAAAAATCATTAGGTAAAAGATTGTGTCCATCAGATAACTGAAGAATTGATAAAAGTCCTTCTTTATCCAACAGTCTATCCTCAAATAGAAATATCTTTTTTTCGTTTACCATTCAAAGTCAATGTAAGGTAAATCATCTCCAATGTCAATTGAATTTGTTAAATGTCCCCAGTTAAGTTGTCCGTCTTTATCAAAAATAAAGTTGTATTCTTTTCTTCCACCACCAGTAACAAACTCAGCTATAGGATTACCCCACACTTCATTAGAGATACTTTTTAATCTATTATCCAATATAGAAATCGCATCATCCCAACTATCATCCAATAAACCATTAAATCTTCCAAGTGTCTGAACTCGTTTGAATATAACAGGTTGATTATTATTCGTACCGATTGAAGGTCTGTATTCAATTGACGCTCTCTCCCCATCTTCCTTACGAAGTGATATAATTAATGATGAAGGTCTATCTTGATAAGTTCTTACACAATTAGATTGGTGTACTGACTCATCAACATATTCTTCACTACTTTGTAGTACAAGAGGGTTAAATACCATTTTATCACTTGTTATGATTGGTTTTGATACTTGTTCAACAAATTCATTAGAGTATTGTCTTGAGTATTTCCCTGTGGTGTAAAAGTCAACTTTATCTGACCAAGTACTATGTTCAGCATTAAATTCTTTCAAAGTTTTAGACATCCATTTAATCGGCTCGTTTCTTGATAGAATATCAAAAAATCTTACGTGGTCGTAAAAAGTATGAGTAGATAAATTATGGTCGGTTTTAGATAATAAGTAAATCTGATAACAATTACTCATATCCCTTTTACCGAAATTTTCAAAATAATGTCTTACAGGTTGAAATGGTGATTCGTCAATTTTAGTGTTAAAAATAATACACAATTCTTCTTCAGGTCTTTGTAAAATAAAATCTCTCCCAAAGACATCCATCAACATTTTAATACTTTTGAAACAAGGATTTTGGACTTTATGTAATACTTTTTTAATTTTCTCTGAACTTACATCGTTTAATTTCATATAAGCATCAACCATCTTAAATCCGTATTTCTTATAGTCTTTTTTAATTGGTTTTGGATATACATTGTAATACCCTCTCCAATTATCAGGTTTCTTAACCCCTTGTTTGTCCAACAAGCATCCAAATAAAGACATCGGTAACTCAATGTAGTTTAAAACTTTTTCAGCTCCAATTTTAGATAAAAACACATTAATACCTTCGGTAATTTTTAAATTATATGTTTTGGTATCATCTAACCCATTCATAAATGAATGATAACCATCCGTAGTTAACGATATCGGAAATGAGTTTCTTCTAACAACACTACCTTTACCCTTACCTCTTTTCTTATGGTATTCAGTGTTTTTACCAACCGTAAAAATATTGGTTTTCTTATTAAATGTAATGTAGTTCAGTTTGGTACTTTTACGAAAAAATACTTCACCAGCCTTTCTGTGTTTTCCACAATAGAATACTTTTAAACAAACCTTATCTTCATTCTCCTCAACAACAAAAGTACTTCTAAAAACAGTTACATCACAAAGAGGATTACCATAATTTTTTTCAAACTCCTCTTTATCGTTATTAACTGATTTATCAAATGTATAAACATAATGCTTACCGTCAAAAGACTCTCTCGCATGATATTTATTTTTCAAACCAAATGGTTCTACAAGAATACTATCAGTAATCTCCCCCACCGAATTGTAGGGGAGATAGTGACCGACATAATATTTTTCGTTGATGAGTGTGAATAGGTTGTCCATTAGCAAAATGTTTCAGCTAGTTCCCAAAGTTTTGTGTTAATCATGTTATCCATATTCAAGGATTGGATACCCTTTACTGAACGAGTGTTACGTCCTTGTTGTTTGATGAACCCTCCACGGATTAACTTCTCTTGTACTACGTTGAAGGTTGTCCAAAGGTTATCATCACTATCACCATCACGAAGTGGGTCAATGATTGTCTCCAAAGTTAGAGTTGAAATATCCTCGGTGTTCTTCCAACGGATACCAACCGCCTTAGATACGAAGTCAATCTTTCTTTCAGTATCCATAGTAACTTCCATCATACGGGTTACTGACTTTTGGATTTTTGGAGTGTTTAATACGAACTGCTCAGTAATCAATTCAACATCACTCATACTCAAGTTCAAGTGTGTTTGTTTCATATCTCCGAAAGTTGATACAGGAACAGTCAAACCGTTACTACATACAAGTCGGAATAAACCTGCACCTACTTGAAGAGTTGAACTTCCGTTGTGTGAGTTGGTGATTACCGCCTCTAATAACGAGTCACCTACTTGTGGAAGTTCTGCGTTACGAAGACGAACTTGGTGTTTACCAAATGAGCTCTTACCCACTTGTTTTGCTCCACTTACTTGCCATCCGTTTTGGATGAACTTGTCAACTACATCAATGGTAGGAACCATGGTGTAACGGTCAGATAATTTTGAAAGTTTTTCAGTTTGGAATAATGCTGGTACTGTTGTTTTTAAATCTTGTAGGTTCATAGTGTTTATTTGTTTATGACTACAAATATACAACACTTTCTTAGTTAAGCCAAATAATTCCGTAATTTGTTTTGATAACAGGTGTTTTTATTTCTAATGGTTTAACAGTTTTGTTTGTCTCATCGTACATACCTACAACAATATCAATAAGTTGTTGCTGGGTAAGGATAAGTTCCAAACCATTATCAAGGTTTTCGTAAACTTTTTCTTTAACCCTTTCGTAGAAAGTATTTTTCTTAAGTTTCCCGATTAAGTCAATCAAATCGTTGGGGTTCTTTTCGAAGAACCCTATCAACTGATTTAAGTAAATTTCCGCATCTACATTTTTCATAGGCAGTAAGATTAGGAAACAAAGATATAACTAATTTATTAAACTACATAATAATAACCATCACCTTCCTCATGTAAAACATCTTTAAGTTCTTCAGGAAGTTTAACATTACTTCCACTTACATTTAAGAAACCTAACATAGGTAAATCTTTAATACACGTTGGGATAGTCGTTAACTGAGGGTTGTTTGGTAAAGCAAGTAATAGTAAACTTGTCAAATTACAAATACTATCAGGAACAGATTTAACCATACCACCTAATAAAAGTGTTTGTAACTTATCAAATCTTCCAATACTTTCAGGAACCTCAAGAGCAATTGTTTCTTTAATGTTTTTTGAAGTTTGGATAATTAATTGCTCCAAGTCATCTGGTAGGTTGTCAAATAATTCTTTAAATCCATATAATCCAACGAACTTACCTGCTGAAGATTCAGGATAAACAATATCAACTCTCTTACCATTCTCTTTTGCCAATCCTTTAGCAAATTCAGGTTTGAAGAATTCTTTAAGTTCCGCCAACTTACCTTGTAACATTTCAACAATATTCACATTTCTATCGTTTCTATCCATAAACTGATTAGACTGAAAGTGCCATTGGTATCTTTCAACAGGTAGACCTGATTTCTTACCCAAATCAGAACTTTGATTAGGTAGAATTACATATAATGGTCCTTGTTTGATATAAGTGTTAAAGTAACTTAAACCAGGTGAAGATGTACACCATCTTGTTTCACCCATATCAGGTTCGTGATAACCACCAAAGAAACAAGCCGCGTTTTTACCAAGTTCAGTTTGGTCTTCAATTTTAACAACAGTCCAGTTTGGTCCTTTAAATGCAATCGTTGAACCAGGGTATTGGTAAGTTGATTTAGCTTCTTCTTTTTCTTGTTTTGTTCCTTTTGTTTTTTCTAACTTAAAGTCCTTAACCGCATCAAATAATGTATCAACAGTCAATTTATTAATATCTCTTTTGTCAGCTTCTAATTGACCTTTGAATCTCTCAAACTTCTTTAAGTCGTCAGTAACCTTGTATAAATCCTCAAGGTATAAGTCACGATATCTTTTAACTAATTGTTTATATTCAGGTGAACCAACTTCAACATCCGCTCTTTCATCACTAAATGATGGTTTCAAGAAATTCTTTAATATCCAGTTAGTATACTTACCAACCTTAACAATTTCCATTTGTTCAGGTGTTAGACTATCAATATTTTGAAGTAAGCTTTGCGGAGCTCTTGTAGTAGGGTCAGCAAAGATAATAGTTCTCAATGTTTCAAAAGGGATTTTACCAGGTTCAGGTTTTCTACCACCTTTGTCAACTAATTTATCATATAGAAGATTAAATCTTGAATCTTCTAAGATAATGTTTTTTAAGATATTAGTAAATTTCATTTCTAAAGTTTTTATATAAATATATCAATAATTCATAATTAATAGTTCTTCCCCCATATTTTGTACCTTTCCTTTCTTTGCTGCCGCGGCTTTAGCAAATTCTTTCTTCTCCCATTTGTATTCCTCCTTTGGGAACCACTCATTCAACAACTGAAAATCGTAGTAAGATAAACTAAACTTACCTTTAATACCTTTCAAACAATCAGCCAATCTTTCGTGGTCTTCCCTATCAAAATCGTGGTTTGAGTAATAGTTCTCGGTTTTCCAGTACGGCGGGTCAACATAAAAGTATGTTGTTGGACTATCAAACTCTTTAATAACATCTTCAAAATCACCCAATCTAAACTCTGATATTCTATTGAAATGTTCCACCCATTCAGGTTTAGATAATTTATCTCTAAAGGTAAGATATTTTGACTTATACTTTCCCTTTAAATCAATAAAACTTGATGTCTCAGGTTTTGAACCACTGAAAACCTGTGTCAGAACATAAGCATACTTCGCAGCAACACCATAATCAGGATAGTTAATTGTTAAACCATGAGAGAAAATTTCCTTTTGAAACTCATTAAATTGTTCTTTATAAACTGGTGGTGTTACTTCCACACCTTGTTGTTGACATGGGATACTATTAATTGAGGATAACAGAGTCTCAGGGTCCTGAAGACACATAAACAAATTATAGTTCAAAGGATTAAAGTCGTTATAAACAACTCTTTTTAAATTAGGATATTGTTTTAAATCCATGTTGAAGAAACACCAAAACATACCACCAAATGTTTCAACATACGTTTCCATATCTGTTGGGTAGAATGGGACAATCCACTTACCTATCTTACTCTTACCTCCAATATATGATAATGCCATAAAATAATTTTTATCTAAATATAATTCTAATCTTGGTAGATATCAACCTTCTTAAGTTTTTTACGCGAATACTCCTTGCCGCATGGTACAACTTTTGTAATCATATTTCGTCTCACAATTTGAGCGACGTGACGTAAGTTAAGTGGTAGTATTTCCTGTTTCATACGACAAAGATATGTCAAAAAAAGTTTAAAATATATTTTTTTATTCGGGATATTCTATTTATATTTGTATTCAAGTTAAACGAATGGGGTCAACTTAATAACCCAACCAAATCATTAAGTCGGAATTGAACCCCGGTGTGTTCAAAGGCAAAAGCCTCAACCGTTAGGTGAAAAAGATAGAAACCCTCATTACATCGGATGTTTTGGGGGTTTTTATTTATACGTAAATTTGGAAATCGTTTTTACCAGTTGTGTAAAATCTTTTCTTACGTATGGTAGTGACAATATTAATTTGAAAATTATAACAATCTTGTTCTTCTAAATTGGTAATAACATTCAGGAATGGATAATCTTTTTGTGAAACTACTATTGATGAATCTTGTCCTAACTCTCCCTCTTTAATACCTCTTAATATTTCAGGTAGTCCAAGGTTTAATAAACTTAAGATTTCATCATTAGTAATTACTTCATCTTTACCATGTCTATACCTTTGTGTATTTCCGTGCGCCGAGTTTTCAATAGATACTTTAACTTTAATATCTCCAAAAAGCTTTCCAATCCTTTCTTCATTTATTATTTTTACTATACAACTTAAAAGGTTCATAATTATAAATAACACAGAATATGGAAAATTTAAAAAAAACCGAAGAAAAAAAATGTACTAAATGTGATAAAATGAAACAAAGTATCGTTCCTCAAGTCGCAATTGGGGTGTTAGTATTTAGTTTCACTATCTATGGTATAGTTGAATTTGTTAAAGACATTATTGAATTACTTACCAAGTAATTCAATAATTTTATCTTTTACCATCTCAGATGTTATCTTTTTAGAACATTCAAACATTTTATCATTCCCCTTATTTATTGGACACCAATTCCAATCACCTGGGTCTAATCTAAACTTATTTGCACATCCTCTACAAGTATTTTCAGGTGCACTAACTTTATAAACATTATCATAAGGTTCGTTAAACTCTTCAGTAAATCCTGAAATCAATACTGTTGGGATATCCAAAGCCCAAGTAACCCATGAAATACCACTTGATATTCCAATAAAGAATTCACAGGTAGATAACTCTTCAATCAGTTTATAGATTGAGCCAGAAGGGTTTTGTTTAGCACCTTTAGGATAAAAATTACCCATATACCCATCTTCCTCTTTTGAATAAATGATTACCTCATAACCAAGAGATATAAGATAATCAGTAATTTCTTGCCATCCTTTTGGGTTATTCCAATATTTGGATTGAGCGGTTGAATGAATACCCAATCCAACTCGTTTTTTCTTTAACTTGTTAGGGTTTTTAATTAAAGGTTTTACTTCCTTATATTCCAAACCTAAAATGTCTGTCGCGGTTTTTTGTAATGGACCTAATTTAAAGTCACTTGGGTGTCTATCAGTTTTAACATTATCACCATCGTAAAACCAACCTATCTCATACATTGCGTATAGGTTATCAACCGTACTGCCAGGGGGGACAAATTGTATTTCAGGATATTGTTTTACAAACAAATCGTTAAAGAATGTTGAACAGATAACCTTACAATTATGTTTTTTTCTAAATTCCTCAGCGTAAGGTGCCCAAGCGAATGTATCACCTAAAGATTTAGAATCTAAAGCGATATATACTCGTTTGTTCTCCGCATTATATTTCTTTTCACTAATTAAATTACCTTCAGAGTAAATTTTTAAAGTATACTCATCAAAATATTTCTTACTTAATCTGACCCACATATTACAACCAATCTCCTCACGATATTCACAGTCACCACTCTGATTCCAAAACTCAACCAAATATCGTTTATCACTATTACCCTTAATTTCAACTAACGCTCCGTTGATATAATGATTAATTACTTCAATTTTTTCAACCATCTCTTTTGGTTTTATTTCAGTATTTTCAAATACTTTATCAAATCTTTGTTTTGTCTCAAGACTATTCAAATTTTTTCTACTGTTAATAAGGTCTTCATAAATTCTAACCATCCTTTTAGTAATAACACTCCAATCGTATTTTTGTCTATCTAATTCAGTGTTATTTAAATATAAATCATAATTGTCAATTACTTGTTTAATACCACTAACTATTTGATTTACATCTCTTTCAACTATAACCATTCCTTCTATTGTTTGTGAACCCAAATAAGTACCAACAACGGGTATATTACAAGATACCGCCTCTAATAATGTTAGGTTTGGATGTCCGGCTTCCAACATAGATGGATGTAAGAAGATTGAATGACTTTTATATAGTTCTAATATTTGTTCTTCATTTGGATTTGAGAACATTAAAGTTAACTTATCGTAATTTAATAAGTCATTGTGATGTTCAAAGAATATTCTGTTATTTTCAGGACCAGCAACAGTAATAGGTAAATCTAATTTGATTGCGGATTCAATCGCATATCTAAATCCTTTTCTATCGTAGGTTGAATCACCACCAATACCATTGTTTGCTAAACACAATAATTTATGTTCAGTTCTTTTTGGATTGTCATTTTTAAAGAAATCAGTATTAACACCATGTGATAGATAGAACAACTTATCTGTCTCATCAAAGTAATCAACTAAAAACTCAGCGTGGGTGAAAGATATCACAGACCTTTTAATTGCTTCTAAATTTTGTTGGTAGTTAGATGACTCCTTACCGTAATAAACAACGTGGTGGTCATGTAATGAGAAGATATAAGGGATACCTCTATTTGCCGCTTCAATAGCCAAATTAGCCATATGAATATGAATAATATCACTACTGTTAGTATCTACCTCATTAAGATATTTTATATCACATTGGTGTCCTAACTCTTTAATATTGTTGTAATATTCCCATATTACTTTTTCAACCGCCCCCCAACCATTTGGTGGTATTGTAATAATTCCAGGTGTTACTTGTGTAATTCTCATATTAAACTAAAATTTTCATTTTTTCTTTTATCATAAGTTTCCCTATCTGTTGAAGCATATTTTTCATTCTCAATATCTAGTTCATCCATTGACCCTGGGTTAAAATAATAATGTTTATGTAAATAAATAAAATCACCAATATATGTTATTTTATTTAAAATTTTACCGACTTGAGTAAGTTCATCATCACAGTAAAAAGAATAATAAATAGGGTTAAATATATAACCAAATCTTTCATAATATTTTCTACCCATAACAGGATGTGTACAAATTAATTCATTTTGTATACCATCAGGAAAATGTAAAATACCGTCTAAATCAGGGTAAAACTCTAACATATATTTTCTAATATGTAAATCAATATTTTCTTTAGGAAATTCAAAATCGTCAGCAATATTCATAACAATATCCCAATCAGATATTTTATTAATATTATAATTTGTGGCAATTATTTTACCTTTAGAGTCCGATGAAAATACTTTTATAATACTTGAATATCTATGATTTAAAATAAAATTTTTAATTTCATCTGAATTCATTGTATCATCGTCATTATCTATTGAGACTAAAATTATACAATTTTCATAATCGTATAATTTATCACATAACTCATTAATTACATTAATAAATTTTTTAGGTCTACTCCTTGTTGCAAAATTAAATAGGATTTTTAAATTTTTCATACTATTTTGTAAAAACTTTATATTCTTTATCTATAAATGACTCACCATCTACTTGAGTTGTTATTCTTTTATTTAAAACACCCATGGTCAATCTTTGTTCTGAACATATTATATTGAAAAACGTGTCAGCACAATCCCATCTATGTGTTCTCAACTGGTTCATTATTGTTTTACGTGATTTCTTTGAAAACATTATACATTGTAAACCAATTATTTTATTTGTAATAAACAATAAATCTTGATTTGGTATTTCCCTAACCACATCAGATTGGTGCCATCCATAATCTAAGGTTTTAGTATCACCGAATGAAAAATAAGAAATGTCTTCCTGATTAACAATACTACACACCTGATTAACTTTATCTATAAACTCCTCAATCGGAACTTCTATAATACAATCACCTTCACAGACAATTAAGAAATCTAAATCATTATCAAATTCAGATAAGATACCTATTTTAAATGCTTCAAAACATCCGTAGTGAGCCGGTGTTAAAGCGTTACCATATTCAGGGTCATTAACATCTTCATACTTACCCATTCTAACATTATGTGGTCTAACACTAGTATGAATTGGAGGTAAAGAAGCATATAACTCGTTCTGATGTAAAACATATTCAATACCATAAGGGATTACCTGTTGTACAGATTTTCTTGATTCTTTTTCTCTATGTTCATTCTGTGTTGTCTGTAAATGAACTAATTTAATCTTATAATTCATATGATTTTTTACGGTCTCCATAATCCAATACCACCAAACCCTTGTGAGTGTTGACCATTTAATTTAACATTACCAGATGACTTAGTACATACTAAATTAATTTTTGTACCTTCATCTAAATCTTGCCAAAATTTATAAACCTGACCGGCGTAACTATCGGCGAATATATGGTTAGGGTCAATGTCGTGGAAACCAATCACACCACGTGGTGATAATAAATTTTTATATAATTCAAAATCATGTTTAACACCATCATATGTGTGGTCACCATCAATAAAAATAAAATCGTATTTTGGACAAAAATCTTTTACTTGTTCAAACATATCTTTAGTATGTGAGTCCCCTTGGAAGAATTTCCAATCTTCTCCGTGCATAAAATGATGTATAATTGATTGTCTTGGTTCAATATCTACTGAAACTTTCTTACCCGTTGATAGTTTTGACATCAACCAAAAGGTACTACCCATTGTCCCAATTTCTAATATATTATGAGGTTTAAACCCTCCTAGCCAATAGGATAATGTTAATATTTCTTCATACACCTGCATGAAAATACATTTTTCCATCAAATCAAAATCCAAACAATAATCCACTAACTCTTTTGGTTCATTAGTTTTTATAATATTTGTTTTTGTTGATTTAGAAAGTTGTTTAGATAATAAATTCACTATTGAATCGTAATAACGAATATGGTGATTATTATTACATAGTTTAGATGTGTCAACTAATCCATCAGGTAGTGTATAGTCTTTAGTCCAATCCAAATATTCAATAAAACCAATTTTATTTTTCCAATATGTATCGAATAATTTAAAACAAAGTTTTCTATCATCTTCAGTTCCTAATATATATTCATATAAAAATCCATCTCTCATCGGTGGATTAGGTGACAATATAACAATACGATTATTATAAATTTCTTTAATTTTTAAAATTGAATTAAAGTAACTATCCATCAACTCTAAACAAGCTTCTTTTAAAGTAATGTTCTTGTTTTCACAATGTTTATGAATTGTGTATCTGAAATCTATCTCACCCAAATAGAACACTAAAACATCTTTTTCTTGTATCGGAAGAGAATCAAGTAACCCTAAGAAGTCACCATTAACAAATCGATTTAAACTTAATGAAGTCTGACTAACCCTTATAGGTACATGTCTCCCTACCCTATCAAATTTATTATTAGTATCGCCAAAACTAGCCCAAGCGTTTGAATCCCCTATAATCCAAGCTCTTTTAAGATATTCAGGATTAGATAAAGAATGATTACGCATTTCAAAAGATTTATGGTGAGTCTTAATTACCTCATCATATATTATTTGATTAGTACTTAAATCTTCAACTTTAATTCTAACACCAAATTTTAAATTAGGTTTTTCATTATTATCAATTTCATCAACACTAAATCGAGTCCAAAAATTAATATTATTTGGAATTGTAACAGTGTCCGAACCTGGTATGTATTCGATATTAAAAAATGGGTCTAGTATAGTTAATTTTATAGTACTTTCATTACTGATTGGATTTTCAACACTATAATGTATTTCACAAACAGATTCTGTAATTAATCGTTTTTCTTCCAATCTAATTAAATTAAACTTCATATTATTATTCTGATTTATTTATTGTATAAGCACTTGTTGATGGTTCAAAACCTAAATTGATAATGTGGAATCTTTTATGACATAAAGATTTATATTTTTTTGACCACCTTTCAGCAAATTCCAATTCAACTTTAGTTTCATTTGGATTGAATGTTGTTGAAAATTCCCCTATTGACAATAGTTTTTTGACATTATGAACACCAGGTCTTAATGAAAAACTTGGCCAGTTAATATATGTTAACCATAAGTCAGGTGTTTGAACTACTTGTAATGCCGAAACATCATCATAAAATAAATTACAATTCAATGGTAAATTTGGGTCATAGTACCACTCCCAATAATTTTCATATTCAACAGGTTTGATATTATCAGGAAATTTTTTAAAACTCTGAGAATATCCAAAATAAGCATAACCATTATTTAAACTTAACGCATCTATCGCTTCAGTAATCTTGAATAAATCCATAAAAAGATAATCATCCTCCAATAAAAAACAATAATCAGAATCAGTCTCGATTAATTTATCTCTCCAAGAATTTAATACTCTAGCGTGTCTAAAATTATCAGGAAATGAATTCGGGTAAAAGTGAGTGATGATTTTGTTTGTATTTGGAAAATAATCATTTAGTAATTTTTCCATTTCTCTTTTATCGTCATTATTAGATGAGTCGTCAAAGAAAATTATATCATCTATTATTTCCGTATCTAAACAAAAAACAGAAAATGCTTTAATAACACGTCTTAAGAAATGTAGTCTTTTACAAGACATTATTGTTAAAGATATTTTTTTATTATTATACATTTTTTAAATTTTAAAATTAAGAAAATACCACATAATCAAGAATATTTTCATTTATAATATCGTATAAAAATTCATTTGTCTGAGTGTCATATACCGATACTTTTTTAATTTCACTATTAAAAATATTAAATGACCAATGACCATAATTTTCCAAAGTATAATAATAAGTTTCATTACTATCATCTAAAAAATTAACAATTATTTTTCTTTCTGATTTAAAATTATTGTAATTATACGATAATACCATTTTAGAATCTTGTCCTAAAATATTATAAATTTTAATTGAGCATCCGTTAAACTTTGATGATATATTACTAACTGTCGTTTCAGTATTCCAAATCGTACCCACAAAATCTTCATTCATGGATATTTCACCATTTTTTCTAATCAAAAATCCATTATCTTTTTGATTAATATTGTGATAAAGATATTTTTCAACATTAATAAAATCAGTACCAAATCCATTATTTTGTAAATAATTTTTATAATCTTCCTCACAATTAATCCTATTAATTATCTGTTGGAAGTATTCTATTTCACAATAAAAATAATGGAACGAAACATCTCTACCTTCATTAAAATAAAACATTCCCTTTTTGTTTTGAGTAGAACAAATCACTGGTACAGTTGTCATATATTCATAACCTTCTTCACTATATAAATCATCAACTTCAATTCTTTGGAAATGTGTAAACCCAAATGACTTACACAAATCTAATGAGTTAAACAAATTAACCATAACAGGTAATCCATGTTTTTGTATTGTATTTGTAACTTCATGAGTTGTTAATGAACCAAGGTTTTTCCAAAAAATAACTGGTTCGGAATTAGTGTATTCACCTTCAAAAAGAATGTTATTTGAGTTATATAAATGATAATCAACAATTTTTAATATATGTTCAGGAACAATAGTATTAGACACAAGAAGTATTGTATGGTTATACTTTTTTAAGTTATTAATACATAACTCCAACTTATTTAAAACATTTTCATTATGGATAAAACAATCGACTATTGTTATTGTTTTAAATTCATCTTTAATATTTTGTCTTTTGAGTTCATTAGAAACTATTATGTTTTTTTTGTTTTTTTCTTCTTCCGAAATATTTGAAAACATACCATCATTTGATATTCGATAAATTCCCCCACATTTATGAATACACTTAATTAAACCGTGTTTACTAATTTCATAATTAAGCGGCCAATCAACATAAGGTAAATTTGTAAAATAATCTTTAATTAAATTTGGTATGTTTCTAAATACCCTCGCAAAAGATGCATGATTAATAGTTAATAAATCATCTGTAGTTATATCGTCAAGAAATGAACTAATAAACAATTCAGGAACTGTAGGTATCTTGGTACCATCGGGATGCAAATATCTTGTTCCTGTACAAACCATACTATAATTTGGACTGTTCTCTAAAAATTCAACTTCTTCATTTAAGATTGTATAATTATCAAAATAATCATCTCCGTCAATATAAGCAATGTATTTTGTTTTACAGTAATTTAATAAAGTTCTAATATTTTCAAAACCTCCTAAATTAGTATCACCATTTAAAATTATTAAATTAGGGTATTTTTCTTTTAATTTAATTAAAACATCTTTAGTATTATCTGTCGACCCATCATCCCTTACTATCACATCAAACCCATAATTAATTTTTTGAGAGTATATTGAATCAATACACTCTTCAATATATTTTTCAAAATTATAAGATGGTACTACTACCGTAAGTATTTTTTTCATTATTTATCCCTATTATTTTTTTAGAATTATTGCATTCCCCTCAATTAAAATTTCATCATCTTTAAAAATTATTGTTTTTAAAAAAAACTTATTTCCGTCTTTTTTATCAAGTTCTACAATCACCTCAATTTCATCATTAATAAAACAAGGGTTTTTAAAAATCAAATTTTGTTGTAGATATATTGAACCCTTACCAGGATATACTTCAGATATCAATCTTGAAAAAAAGGAACTTAATAACATCCCGTGAGCAACACT